TCGTTTGGGTACAAGTGCAACTGCGTATTTGGCTGCGTCAGTGGCAGGGATTGAGACAGATGCTTAGCCGATTAAAAATTGCTGCAATAATTGGATCTATAATTGCACTGTTAACAGTTCTTCAAAGTGTTCTGATATGATAGAGGCCGTGCTGTGTTCTGTTCTAAGGCACTGCCGTCGCCGAATATCGTATCTCGCCTGAGTGTTACTGCAGGGATTTAATTTAAAAAAAAGGGGGGGAAATTAGTATCTGAATTGATGTCTATCGGGTTTAGATCCTCGACCAAACTTTTTTTGAATTATGTTTCTCATGTAGTGCATTCCACATAACCAAGCAAACGAATGAGTATTGATTTGAATTAGAACAAGTGAATCATTATCACAGTTTGTGATACAACAAGGACAGAATCTATAACTTGTCACTACTCGTTTGGATACAAACTTTCCACACTTGCTGCAACAAGCGTGTGTTTTTTTATGCACTTGAAATTTATGGACTAGAGGCATGAGTTTGTACTTTATGTATCTTCAGGTCTTTCACTTTATGGAATATTTTATTGCACGTTGAGCAAGCAACAATCATTCCAAGTTCTCCAATCCACACTCAATTAGGATTTTTTCTATCTGTTGTTTTTGTTGTGGATCATTTACCATTTCATCAAAGCAAGGTTCACAATACCATTTCGATCCAATCAATATACAGTAATGTATATTCGTACATCGGCCGCAGAATTGTTTTTCAAAAGTCATTAGTCTTTTAACACCAAATTTCCACTTAATTTATCCTGTCAATTTTTTTACACTAAAACCACATGGAATTTTCTATTTATTTACGTAACACGTAAATTAAACACTCGATTAAATCAATCGAATGCTCTCGGATGTATCCTCGAGCATAGAGAATTTTCTATTTATTTACTTTTTTTTCTAAATCCTCGGGAAAAAAGGGACTGTAGGCACTGAGTAAGGAGTAAGGTGTGTGGGGTACCTTTAGGCTTGATCCAAGCAAATATTAAGTAAATGTGAAGTAAATAGAGTATGATTGAGCAATACTTACCTGTTTTTATCATGGTTTCAATTATTTGTGCTAGCTTCGGTGCTGTTATTGTTACCAGGAATTTTAGTAGAAGTTCGCCGATTAGTAATAAAATTAAAAGACAGTATGATATGTATATTGCAGATCTTGAATCAACAAATAAGAGATTAACAGGTAGAGTCAACCAGGCTAAAAAGTCAATATCAATCGGACCTGAAGAAGCAGATGATCCCTTTAGTGCAATAAGTAGTATTATAGAACAGTTAGCCCCACAGCTACCAGCTTCAATAAGACCACTTTTAAAGAACAAAAATGCAATTGGGTTCATTGAGAACTATATTAAGTCCAACCCAGATGCGATTAAATCAATTGTGGAAAAATTCACCAGGCAACCAGGGAGTAGCACAAAACGCGAGACAACAGTTGAAGAATCAACCTTGTAAGACTTGCGAGGATACTATAACTGGAATACCCACAGGTCAAGTTTTAACAAATGATGTAGGTGCATCAGGTAAAGAATATTTTACATTAAATGACTGTCCGACGTGTGATGGGCAAAGGTTTTTGTATGTCAAGAGTTAATTTAATTAATGGTAATTACGAGTCTACTTTCTAAAATTATTCCCCTTGCTGCGGTAGGTTTGGGAATTGCCTTTCTTGCTAATGTCTTAACTAAACCTGGCCAAGCATCTGAGTCGGCAGGTGCATTAGGACAAACTTTCGGTGCTTTCGGTTCAGGTCTTGGCAGCTTGGGTGGGGGCATTCAAAATTTCTTAACAGGTATTGGAGTAGGATCTACCAAATTACTAGATCCATTATTTGCGTTAAAGACGTTATTTTATGGAAGTGATTCCGTTGATGCTATCTTACAAGAAAACATATCAACCTCATCAAACACAACAAGAAGTGATCCTGTAGTTAATAGTGCATCAGATCAACCAGGCGTAACACCAACATCACCTGCAAGTAGCACTGTTACCCATACAGGTCCTGGCTTCACACAAACAACAACTTCAACAGGTCCCGCAACAGTAACATCAGCAGGTCCAACAAGTAGAGCTTTTGGAAGGCCCACAAGATATGGTTAAAATGAAGAAAGGATCAGTAAAAGCTAAAGCTTGGGGTAGAAAAATGAAAGCTTTAAGAAATAAACCTAAACGTAAAAAATCAACTAAAAAAGGCGGTGTACGAAAAACAGCAAGGAAAGCCTATACAAAAATTAAGACTAGACGAAAGAGTAATAAAGCTAAGAAGAAGTCTAGTAGTACGTTGAAATTAAAATCTCTTACTAGTTCCAGTACTTTAAAAAAAGTAGCTTTAGGCGTTGGCGGTGCTGCAATTGCAGCAGCCATAATAACAATGATCGCACCTAGTTCATCAATAGGCAAGTATGCAGCACCAGCAGGTGCGTATTTAATGGGCGGTGTTGAGGGAATTGTGGGATCTATGGCTTTATCTGTGTTATCAAGACCAGGGGGAAACGCTAATGTAGCCCCAGCAATGGAGGTATTATAGATATGGCAGTTCCAATAATGAGGCAATACACAAGAGCAGCACCAGGTGCAATCAATGTCTTTGCACTAGCAACAGATGACGTCACTGGATTAAGTGTACAACAACTTAACAAGGATAATTCTATTGTTGATTTTGTTAATGCAGTTCAACCCTTAACAACAGTTCAATTTCAAACAAGATTATTTATTAATAATCTCGAGGCAGGTCCAACATTTTTCTCAAGCAATAGTAATCCAGGATCGGCAGGTCGTACAGTTCCAGGTCCATTAAATATTGCAGTTGGTGGAAACGCTGGAGGCAAACAATTGAGTTATTCTTCAGCACAAACCATAATTGGTGGTGGTGTTCAAGCATATCAGTTTATTATAAAATACGCAAACATGTTTTAGAGGTTTTCAATAATGCCTACAGTCATTCAAGGTTTTGAAATCTCAAATAAACCAGCATCAACAGAAATAGAATCGTTCCCGATTTTTGTTACCATCCCAGCAGCAACAACCAGGACAATAACATTCCCAACTGAATTTAATGCGGTTGCAATAAGTTTGCAAATTGAAAATATGGATTCGGCTAATGCTGCAAGTTATCGGCTTAATTCATCTACAGGAACAATGATCAATTTACCATCATCAAACTTTAGAGGATTTTCAAATATGAATATTATATCCGTTACCGTTACCACTGGAGCTTTAGGGGTTTGTGTCGTTTCGGGCCAAATGGCAGCTATGGCAAAAGCAGTACCGTTAGGTGCTTTATAAAATGGGATTTTCTGGGGGCGGTGATTCTGGGGGTACTGGGGTATCCAGTCACAGGCATGACAGCCAGATTGGCGAGGGTGGTCCACTACAAGCTAGGAATAGTGTTGTAACAGCTACATCTATACAATTTAACGGTGGTACAGAATTACCTATTGAGGTATTACTATGACCGAGCCAATCACAATAGGATCAGCTGGTGTAAAATTCATAAAAGATTCTGACACAAATGGTCTTTCATTTTCTGAAACATACAATAATGCAGGTACATCAACAATTTACACCGTACCAGCAGCCCACGTGTTTTGGATTCTTCATTGTTCAATTTCGGCTGCGTCAGATGCTCCCATGTTATTAGGAAGTATAATGGCAAATGGTAGTAAAATTATGTCCATTGGTGCATCTAAGGATGGCTCAACTGCCCTCTCAATGGATATGATGGTAAAAATAACAGCAGGTCAAACAATTCAATTTTATCGTTTGGGTACAAGTGCAACTGCGTATTTGGCTGCGTCAGTGGCAGGGATTGAGACAGATGCTTAGCCGATTAAAAATTGCTGCAATAATTGGATCTATAATTGCACTGTTAACAGTTCTTCAAAGTGTTCTGATATGATAGA